CGCAAGCAAGCATTGATCATTGATAAACAAGGCACACGGGCTTATTCATAAATTGTTCATATTGATAAAGCCTAATACGCACTATGAAAATACAGCGTGTAAACACACGGCAATCTTCTGTGCAAATGAGACTGTCGCAACTTCAGAAGAAGTGCCTACCTTATGACAAAACTTACGACACTAATCATGGATATTGGTGGATTGCTTCTCAGGATGGTGTGGATTGTGGTTTCGCAGGTCTTGTTTATTCTTGTCGCTGGGCTGATTGCGGCTACCTTGTACGTTGTGGTGTTCTACCTAGTCATCGTGGATTCGGCTTACAGAAAAAGTTTATTCGGGTCAGGATCAGACAAGCCAAAGCGTTAGGTCTAAATTGGTTAATCACTAGCACCTACGACAACCCTGCTTCTGCAAATTCTCTTATCTCTTGTGGTTTCAAGATGTTTGATCCAACTAATCCTTGGATGACAAAACATACAAGTTACTGGCGATTAAAACTGGAGTGATGATGACAACCCCAAATATATCTGATGCTGAGTTTATGGAGTTGTGGAAAACCCACCAATCTGCCGCCGCTATACATAAACTTATTGGGGGTAATATAAGAACTCTTCAGAGGCGTAGAGCCAATTTAGAGACTAAATATGGTCTGTTATTAGAAGCCAAGAATCCTCATGGTAGACCTGAAAGACCACAATCAGCCTATGAGCGCAAGCAATTGGGTGTTCTTAATGGTGTGGGAATTGTGTTTAGTGATGCTCACTATTGGCCTGGCATCGTCACAACAGCGCATAAAGCACTTTTATGGGCGATTAAAGAGTTTAAGCCATCATTTGTAGTGTGTAACGGGGATGCACTTGATGGGGCTTCTATCAGTCGCCACCCACCATCAGGCATATCAGGCAAAGAACCATCTGTTATTGAGGAACTAAAAGCCTGTAAGGAACGCCTTGGAGAGATTGAAGAAGCCGCCAAGGAAGCCCGTCACAACGTCAGACTTGTCTATACATGGGGCAACCATGATGCTCGTTTTAATGCCCGTTTAGCGACTAATGCGCCTCAGTTTGCCGAAACCTATGGGTTTAAATTAGAAGACCATTTCCCAACTTGGGAGTTCTGTATGACAGTATGGCCTACTGAAGATGTGGTTATCAAACATAGATATAAGGGTGGAGTTCATGCCACCCACAATAACACCGCAACAGCAGGTAAAAGTATTGTTACTGGACATTTACATAGCCTTAAAGTAACACCTTATGCTGACTATAACGGCAACCGATTTGGTGTAGATACGGGTACACTGGCAGAACCTTATGGCCCACAATTTAGTTATGGCGAAGACAATCCATTGAATCATAGGTCAGGTTTCGCAATTCTGACATTTAAGGATGGGAAACTGTTATGGCCTGAACTAGTCCATAAGTGGGATGAGGATCAGGTTGAGTTTAGAGGACAGATCATTAATGTTTCTTAAAAGGGTTTTTATGTATACAGTAGAAATTGAGTTGGGTTGGGATGAGACTATCACCATCAAGACAGACGACTTCAACAAAGTTGCTATGTTGCAAGCGTATATAGCAGAACAAGAAGAGTGCGGCTGGGTTGAAGAAGAAGAAGAGGACATCGAATTGATGTCATTCACCGATACTGAAGGTGTCACTTGGTACTATGACGAAGACGAAGACGAGTGGCTTGAGTTAGAAGAAGAAGAAGAGGAAGACGAAGATCAAGAGTAAAGCAACTGGCTCACATCTGACAAGATTTCTTTAATACTGGCTATTGTTTGTGTTTCAGAAACATCGTGTTTAGTATGTGAGCGTATTGCCTCATTGATGTCTAGCAGGGCTGTCCACACATCATGTGCGTGGATGGCCTGTCTTGCTTCTATGACATCATCATATTCAATAGTTATTTTCATTTTTCCTCCGATAACATGAAGATTGCAACAATAGTAGCAATGACTCCTACTGCGCCAAACATAATTAAGAACACTACCCACAAAACTGTTTCTAACATTTTTTCTCCTTTATGTCCCGAACGGGGCATTTTTTATCATCTAAATGTGTTTTTGTGCATTTATAACCCTATCGGGATATTTTTACTCATCGGAAGGTTTCACTTCCACAGGCCAACACCTGACCGCCCATGATTCCCCATATTCCTTAATTGTCAGAAGTGGATAGCCTTTTCTGACAATCCAATCACTCATCTGTCCGTCTTTCTCAGGGTCATATATGGCAGGGAAACCATACCGCCAGCCCTCTGGTGGATCAACCCATATCATGTGCTCTCCTCTTTTTTTCTGCTTCTTTTATTGCTTTATTTAAATCATCAATGTTTTTTCGCAACATCTTTGCCCATTTTTCACAAGTAGGTATGTTGTCCAAATCTGTGTTCAAGTTCCACACTAACGCATTTCTTACTTGTCGCATTACTTTTGTGCTCATTTCTACTCCTTTGCTTGGCTTGATACTTAAATCATCTGACTTGATACTTAAATCATTGTTAGCCAAAGCGGTCATATTGAACCATTTATGTTGATTTTGTCCATTATGCTGAACATTTCGCTTACGCCACAGGCTCATAGGATGATCCACTCACGTTCTTGTCTACCAGAATTGGATGCAACTGTCTTGCCAGTTAGCCCAATCATTCCTAGTTTCTGCATCTCTGGCAACCTACGCCATACTTGGTCATTTCTCAGACCAGTTTGCTTTGCTATTCCATCCTTGCCTAGTGGCCCAAATCGCTTTAAACAAGCGTGGATGACATCCATGTGGGCTGGTGCTACATTGGTAACGCTTTCAGCCGCCATGTGGCTTGTTAATGGATCAATGATCCTTGCTCTGACGAATGACTGTGAACCAAAGAACTTCTCTACTCCACCTTCAAACCATGTTTTGTCTAATAAACTCATTTGCGAATCCCTATTAAAACTCATTTGTGAACTCCTGTTGAATTGAATGTTAGTTGGAGGGCCGGTTGATTCCGATATGCCCTCCGTCATACTTGGAATGTCTACTTGTAAAAAGAACTCCATCTGCCGCAAGTAAACGTCTTAATCAGTCACATCAACCACGCTAGATTAAGGCTACAACTCCAATGGCAGATTAAAACGGGATGTCCTCAGAATCACGGCCTTCTTTTGTCGTTCCGCCTTGACCATAAGGCACTTTACCTGTTGGTGGCTGTGCATCCTTTGGTGATACTGCCAAGCCCATAAACTTGCCAGACTTGCCTTCTTTAATCCAAGCAGACAACCAATATTCGTTTCCGTCTACCATGATGCTACCTTTGTAGTCAGGATGCTTCTCCTGTTCCTTCTTGTCGTTCTTAAACAATACGCCTGAGTTATCACGTTTTTCCATATTAAACCTCTATCTTATTTATTTTGTTAACTTTGTCGTCTAGTTCGGCTAAGAACTTAACAACCTCTTTTTCCAACTTTGCAATGTAGTCATCATCACGATTTATTCGCTTAACAACTAACTGCAAATGCTCTGGAAACCTTGGATCATAGGAACATAAGTCTGTATAACTACGCCCTGTTACCGCCATCTGCCATTGAACTTGGGGCATATATTGGTCATCAATACCGCCTAATATACTTTCCAAGTGTGTATGACTCATTGGACATTTCAGTTCAACCAAACCATCGTCCATTACCAGACCATCAGGACTAGCACCAGACATAGCAATTGTTGGGTGATCTATGAACGCAACTTGCTCAACAAGAGTGCTTGCAAAACCCTCGTATTTTGCCCGTGCAAAGACCTCCTGCTCTACACCCCAAGCCATTGCATCATTGCTATACGATTCTGCTACTGAATTTGTCAGTCGTTCCAACAACAACTGAGTCATGTACTTGTCTCTGCTTGTTGAATAGCCCGACTTAGTGGTGGCAACAATGTCCTTTACTCGACTAGCAGTAACTTTGCCTAGTCTGAGCATCTTCCATTCGTCTGTGCCTTGGATGATTTCGTCACTCATTTCAGCACCTTCTTCTTTGCATCTTTGGCGGCAATCATCTTGGTCTGCCATGCCTTGTTTCCATCGGTAGCCGCAAATGCCTCGATGTATATGTTCTTTAGTTCATCAACTGTTGTGGTGGCTTCAATAGCCGCAATATAGTCAAGCATCTTGCCTTCATCTGGAGTTCCTTCCTCGACCACTTTAGAGCCTGTTGTAGCGTCTAACGCATCATGTTCAACAATGTGTAGCACCGACACCCAAAGGTAGCGGGAAAGGTAGGTCTGCACAGCACCAAGGTTTTGCACTTCATGGCAACCTTTTAGGGCGGCTGAAGACATGGGACTGGTGAAGACGATAATCTCGTCAGGCTTTTCTGTATTGACAACAATGAACTCAGCAATCTCTTTTCCAAAGCGGATTATGGAAGTAAGACCTACCTCGTTAAATATTTCAATTGCAGGGATTACGAAATCACCTAACTCAAAATAGTTGTAGCCAGCAAACTTATTGTGACCAGACTTCTTGAGGGCTTTCTTGTGGAACTTGGCTCTCGCCTCGTTTAATTTTTGATATACATTCATTTTGAGTAACTCCTATTAGATTGACTCTGTTTAACTTGCTCTTGACCTATCCAGTGACTTAGCCCAATCAGGTTTGAAATGATGGTGTTAATTTCTGAATAGAACCCAGTATATTGCTTATTCAAACACATTTCACTAAGTGTTTTCACTGATCTTTCGATGTTCATTAAAAATGTTGAATAATCATTGAGCATCGTATTCTGCCTTTGCTATTTCCATTTGTGTTTCATGGTCAAAGTCTTTTAATTGGATGAAATCACTTTCTTGACAACAAGATATTTTCTCGTCTTGCGGCTCATAACAATAACAGCAGTAATGCACATGGGAGTATCGTTTTAAGACACCCTCAAATGTATATTTCATGTTCATAGCGTCCCCAATACTTTGTGTATTTCTGCAATCATTTCGTTCTTGATTCGCAACTGCAATTCATGTTCAGCAAGGATTCTGTGTAACTCCGCAATCTCTGCTTTGAGATGCTCTGCCTCAGTCTGATACATAACAACATTAACTGCCAGTTCGTCTTCATAATCAAGTTCGTGGAAGGCTTTGTTTAACTTTTCTTGATCCGTCATTTTTCACTCCCTTATTCGGATGGTGTCAACAATTGATTGGGCTTTAGCGTGGTCATCTATCATGCCAAAGATGATGGAACAATTTATGTCCCTTTCGTTCTCTACACCCATGTCAAAGGCGTTGTTCATAGCAGTAATTGTGTTCTCATCAACTGCCGCCATGCGTAAGAAACTAACCATTTCATGTTTAGTCATTTGAAGTTGTTTCCTTGTCATTCTTTACCAGTTCGTTTAGTTTTGTTTTTAAATCGTAATA